ACTAGCTCGTCCGTTCTTGTTTGAAGTTAATGATGTACAAACAAGAGCAAGAGCTAAAGTTGCATTCGAACGATTCCTTGCAGATATTTTGAGTCGTCGAGGACTCAATGACTTTGCAGTAGTATGCGACGAATCTAATAATACACCAGCAAGAATTGATCGTAATGAATTTTATGTTGATGTTGCAATTGAACCTTCAAAAGCAGCAGAATTCATCTATATTCCGATTAGATTAACAAATACTGGTGCATTATCAACAACAAACTAAAAAAATTAACATAATACTTAATTAGACGTCTTCGGGCGTCTAATTTTTTGACTAGAAATCATAAATACTGTTAGCCGGAGTTATAAGGAGACAGAGATGGCAGTTATTACAACACTAGGTGTTCCAGACAATCAAGGTAACACAACAACAATTATGCCTAAACTTGCTTATCGTTTTAGAGTAAACTTTATTGGTGAATCATTCAGTGGTGTTCCCACTAGAAGTGTAATCAGTACAACACGACCAAGTTTAACCCACGATGAAGTAACAGTAGAAGCATACAATTCACGAATTTATCTAGCAGGTAAGCACTCATGGGATCCAATCTCAATTGTACTTAGAGATGACGTAGATAGTGCAGTACTAAGAGAACTAAACAATCAACTTAATAGACAAGTTGATCATGCTAATCAAGCTAGCAGTCGAGCAGGCAGTGGTTATAAGTTCCAAATGACTGTAGAAAGTTTAGACGGTGGCAATCCGACACCGGGTGTACTAGACAAATTTGAACTTGCTGGATGCTACATTGCAAATATTCAGTACGGTGACATGGCTTATTCAAATAGTGATCAAGTACAAGTCACAGTTAGTATACGTTACGACAATGCGGAAATTTATGATGCAGCAGGTAATGCTACACTAACAGGAGCAACACCTGATCAAACAGTTAGTAACGCAACTGGCGGCGGCAATTAAAGTATTATAGGATAATCGATGGGACTGATAAGTAACACCGGCCCGTATAACGCCGCCGCTGATAAATTTGGAGTACAACACGGAAGTAATGTTCTTACTGGTATTCCACGTTCTAAATTTCAGTTTAGCGTTAATTTTATACTCAACCCTTCGATTAGCCTAGAAGATGAAAGTTTTGGAAGAGCCTTTACATTTGACAGAGTTTCAAGTGCAGGCCTTCCAGATTACGATTATAATGTAGTGCGACTAAATCAATACAATCGAATGAGATATATTCCCACTCGAATGGATATTCAACCTATTAGTATAATTTTTTATGACACTAAAGATAGTCAATTTGATTATCTAATGCGATCATATGCAAAACATTATTTTCACGGTCATAATTTAGATAGTAATAATGCTAATGCATATGATGTGATTAACGGTAATTTTGCCTCTGGCGGCGCTAGAGATTTTGGCGCAAAAACTATACCAAGTAATCAAAGATTTTTCTTTGAGCAGATTATAATTAATCAACAAGATACTGCACAAGGCGGAAGACGTACAAGTTTACATAATGTTATGATGACTAACGTTAATCATGACAGATTAGATTATAGTGACAGCAATCCTGTTCAATATACTGTACAGTTTCAACCAGAGCATGTCAACATAACATCAAGCGGTCCTAATAGCGCTCAGGCCGCAGATGAACAAGCTGTGCAGGGCGGCAGAGAAGCCGCAGTAGTTAGTAACAGAAGCATAGTGAGCTCAACGATACCTGCAGAAACACAGTTTAGAGTTTATAAAGGTGTGTATGACCCTAGTAAAGAAAGTTTAGAAAACATAAACGGTACTACTTTTATTGTTCCTAACGCTAACTAATAAATACTACTAGAATGGCAAATAAATTTCATCAAGGCATATACGAGGTTAAAAACCCTCGAAAATATGTAGGCAAACATCGTCCTAGGTATCGTAGTGGATGGGAATTAAAGTTTATGCGTATACTGGACACACATCCAAACATACTAGCATGGGCAAGTGAAGCACACAGAATACCTTATAGAAATCCAGCTACCGGTAAGAACACACACTATGTACCAGACTTTTTTATAGTGTACGAAGACAAAAATAAACAACGAAAAGCAGAGATGATTGAGATTAAGCCTGCAGGACAAACGCTAGCTCATGCCAAAAGCAACACACAAAAGGCAGCGGCGATTGTAAACGAAGCAAAATGGCAAGCGGCAAAAGTATTTTGTGATAGACAAGGTGTCGGATTTCGTGTACTAACAGAACATGAGCTGTTTAACCAGCCCAAGAAAAGGAAGAAACGATGAGTAGTAAAATTGAAGATGTATTTGATTTACCTCCAATGAATGAAGAAGTGAATGAACCTGTCCAACAACAAGAAACCGGATTGGATCTCAATCAACTACAACAACAGCTAGATGTGGCAGACAAGATCGACGCTGCATTGCCAATGGTAAGAGACATGGAGACACTAGACGCTGACATGGACAATTATGCTAATAAAGCAATACATGCTTTTCAGGACTTAATGGACCTTGGACAAAACGTAGAAGACAGACATGCCGCAAACGTGTTTGCTGTAGCAAGTACAATGATGTCTAATGCTATTACTGCTAAAACAGCAAAGATGGATAAAAAATTAAAAATGGTTCAACTACAGCTACAAAAAGCTAAGTTTGATGCCGCAGAAAACAAAGCAAATGGCAACGATACAGCCATTCAAGGCGAAGCAGAAGAATTCGAAGATCGCAACGCACTGATTAATGCTGTTATTAATAAAATGAATAACTCTGATAAATAACTACAGTTAAGGAAATCGCGATGAAAAGTTTGAAACAATACCTAGTAGAATCTGAGAAAACTTACTCGTTCAGACTTCGTAGTCTAAATGAGATTTCAGATGAACATATGGACCGCATTGAAGCGCATATGGCAAAATACAACATGGAAAGCATGGGTTCACCCAAAAAAACTATTATGCACAAGCCACGTGGCTTTGCTGATGTAGGCGCACAGGAAGTTTATATGTATGATTTTACAACAAAACTACCGGCAACTCCTAATAGTTTACACGAAGAGATTGCAGGCATTTGTGGCTGTAGTTTAGGTTCAATGTTTGTAAACAATATGAACGAAGCAGAAGAATTATGGGAAGTCGCTGAAGACAGTGACGAAGAAGCAACTAGTGTATTAGCAGATGCAGATTATAGCGAAGCTGAAAAGATCAATCCCGAAGATCATTTTGGTGATAAGTTTAACGAAAAGTTAGTTAACGACAGCAAAGGCACAGTGCTTTACAAAGAATATAAGGTGTAAAGACAATGGACTTAAATGACTTATACAAATTAGCAGGAATTTCCAGAGACGATGCACCTGCAATAGAACCACAACCAGTAGAGCAAGTAGCTGAACAACCAACTGACGGTAGAGCAGATATGAGAGCAATGATTGCTTTGGTCACTCCCGAACAGTTGAATCAATTAGTCGGCGAAGCTCCAGTTGAGGAAGGCGACGAGTATGCTGCTTCAACAACTCCTAATCCACAGGAATACAAAGGCACACTTGGTAGTCCAAGTGATAACAGTTTGCGTAGATATTTAGACGCAGCAGGTGACCATGTAACTATAGACGAAGATGTATATCCAGATCACACAGTAGAAAATGTAAGTGAAGCATATAAATCTTTTAAAGCAAAACATAAAACTGAAGCATATTCTCCAGGTGACGAAAATGAAGAAGGCATGGTAAGTAATTGCTGTGGCGCTCCTATTATGGATGTTTATCAAGGACATGGTAGATGTAGTGATTGTAAAGAAATGGCAAGTGCTGTTAAAGAAAGTATTCAAGAAAGCAGCGCAGATGAGTTTTTAAAATCTTTAAACCAAGACCCTTTATACTTTCCAGGCGCACAGATTACGAAAAACGATGATGGTAGTATAACCCTAGTAGCAAGCAATGGCGAAGAGGTAGCAGACATTGATGTTAAGACAGGCGATATTGTACTAGTAAATGGCGATGATTACAACATTGCCGACGACGAAGATGCAGAGCAAAATCTTCAAACAATGTATGCAGAAATCAATGGCGATAACGGCGACATGGACATGGATGAAGAATGCAAATATTGCGGTGGTGATTGCCCTAATGATGAAGACCATGCATGTGACGGCTACTTGGGCGATATTGATGGACTATATGAAGGTCGTATGAAAGATATGTATACTGAATTAGAAGACCTAGAACCACAAATTATGCGTCTGAAAACTAAGTATATGGATCGAGGCATGGAACCAGAAGAAGCACAAGACATGGCATGCGAGAAAATGGGATGCGATCCAGAATTGTTTGATGAGTATTTAACTATGAAGATGGATGAAAGTGCTCTCGACGAAGCAGAAATTGAACTAGCGCCAGGTTATACAATTAAAACAGATAAACCAGGAATTTACAAAGGCACAAAAACAACTAGTGGTTTTGTAGGCGGCAAAA